ATGGATTATTATTTTTTAAACTTGACCTTGAGTTTAGAAGTACTAGTGTTATCACCAACCGCACGTATTTTCCATCCATTAGAAGTCGTTACCTCTTCGTGAACCCCTCTCGGATTCATGTTAACGTTCTTTGTACGGGCCATACTATCTTTTACAGCGTCGGCTTTCCCTTGCTCATAAAAGTGTTGTGCGACTTTATCGGCGTTCATTGCGGTGAACAGCGATTTATGGTAACCTTTGGCATCTGACATCTCTCCTTTTTCGTTCAAGAACTTCTTGATAAAGTTGTTAATGTCACCTTGGGTTTCCTTAACCTTGCCAGTATCGTTAACCTTGAAGCGATACTTCTTGTCTCCAACTTCGTAATCAAACCCTTGAAAACTTTCGTTGAACACTTTCGCGCTTTCTCGTTTAAACCTACTGGTTTGTTGTTCTGCAATTCTAGCAGATTCTTTACTCTCTTTTGTATAGCGACCGAAAAATTCTACCGCTTGTTGCTGTTCAGGGTTTAACCTAGAGCCAGCTTTAATTTCGTTATAGTATTTAGACTTAAGACCGTCTAAGTGTTGTTTAGCTTCTAATAAGGCTTGCTTGCGAGCAACCTTTTTTCTGCGGACGTCTCTATCTTCATCCAGCTCTTCATCATATTCAAACTTATCTTCTAGTAAAAAGTTAATATCCTCACTGTCTAAGTTAGGATTTTTGCTTTGATAGTACTCGCGGAGTAAATCGTTTTCGTTTAATGATGCGTAATCCGTATTTAAGCGGACATAATCCTCTAGGTTACCACCTGTTTCATTCATAAATTCAACTACCTTCTGTATGTTCTCCGGTAATTCAATGCCTGAATCTCTACTGTCTTGAATAGCTTCAGCAATTTCATCTTCCAGCTGCTCAGCTACTTCTACTACTTCTTCATCTGTAATCTCCTGTAGTGCGGTTTCTTGCACTGGAGCTTCTTCTGGAACGGTTTCTTCAACCGCTTCTGGTACAGGTGCTTCTTCTACGACCTCAACCGCTTCTTGTACAGGTGCTTCTTCAGCGATTGGTTCCCGTACAGCGTTTGGTCTTAGGTCTAATTTGATAGTGCCGTCTTTGTCGACGCCTACTACCGGTTCATTTTGTTCACTCATGATAAGATATTATAAAATTATTATTACTATAATTACCTAGGTTCAAAGGTACCTAAGCCAAACCCTCCGCCAAGTATATCGTTTCCAGAGGATTCGAAGTTCTTAGGTGGTGAATCATTTTTTCTTTGATCTATAAGCTCGCTTTGCTGTGTAGCTTGTAGTTTTGTTCTATCGTCTTTGCGATCTTCTTTTTGTGTCTCTTTAGACTTTTGGTTTTCGGTTTCCAATCCTTTAATTTGCATGTTGTATTGGAACTCTAATGCCATCAGCTCTTTCTTAGCGGCAATTTCAGCTTGCATTTTTTGAGCCTCTAATTGAGACTTCATTTGCTCTAGCTGCATTTTACCCTGCATGCTCATCTGCTCTTTTTGCATCTCTGCTTGTGCAACAGCTTGTTGAGCTTGTGCATTTGCTTGCGCTTGAGCTTGTATGTTTTCTTGCTGCATTTGCTGATCACGTTCTTGCTTCTGCTTTCTGCGCAGTTTTAATAGTTGATTAGCAAGCTTAAGGTTTTTAACCTCTCTAATATCAATAGCATCGGACAAGTCGATTAGACCTGCTGACAATGCTGTTTGTATATTGTTCTCCAACATTCCTTTCTCTTCGTCATCAGGCGTTAGCTCGATAAAGATTCCAAAGTCATATAAGTATAATTCATTAAGCTCTTCTAATGTAGCTACATTAAACCCACCAATCTTTTGTATAAACGCTTCTTTAGCTGGGCTATATTCTAATATATCTGATATCCTCAATGATAACGATTCGGCTATATCAGCTGTAAGGAATAAACCAGCATCTAGTATGTGTCTTGTTGCTGTATTTGAATTTGCCGCTGCAAGTTTCTGCACACCAACCAATGCTCTTGCGTCTGGTGATGATCCATCACGTGCTTCATTTAACCCCGTTACATCACGTATCATTTGTAGATAGTAGTTGTACGTCTGGATTAATGTTTGTAGCTTCTGACCACCAGCTCCTGTTTGTAAAGGTTGAATAGGCACTTTGCCTGGATTCATGTCACCTTCTTGCGTAAATGATCTACCAATAACAGAACCTGTTTGGAAGAACATATTCAAAGCTTCCTGAGGGTTATAGTTTGTACCATTACCCAAATCAATCTCTGCAAGTCCATCTGCATCCATATAAACACCATCAGGCATCATCTTAGATAACACCTGTTGCATTTTTAAATGTGTAAGCTGTACCATATCGGCAAAGCCAGTACAACGGCTTACAATAGACTCTATGCGGCCCTTATACATTCTAGGTGCTACAATGCTGTAATTCATTTTTACTTTATTGTAATCGCTCTTAGAACGCATCATGTTCTTAGCCATGCCCCATTCTAACAATGTGCTTGTACCTAATATCATTGCACCCTCGTAAAGTACCTCTAGCGAGCGTGATGCTTTTGCAAACCCCTCAGCATCCGCTGGTGGATTAAACTGATCGTCTCTTAGTACAGCTCTTTCACCACCTGATAGTGTCTCTTTAATCTTGTAGACCTCATTCATGTAGGTCTTATAATTAAAGTAAAGCACTTGTACAGTGTTGCCATCGTAAGTACGCTGGTTGTTACCAAATTGATTAGCGGAGCTTGTAAGATTGTAAGAACCTTCTGACTTTATTTTGTCTAAGTCCGATTGTGTAAGCTGCGGGTACTGCTTTTTTAATTCGTTAAGCGGTATGCTTTTAACTTCACCTACATAATATATGTCTTCAAAGTATGGTGATTCAGTATATGAATATACTAAATTTACTGGGTCAACGTAATCTATTAAAACGCCCTCTGCTTCTGAGAACGTGTTTTTGATAGCGCCTATACCTATAGTTGTTAAATCGTAATATACTCTTCTTTTCGTTAAGTCAAACTTGTTGCCATCGAATAAAGTATTAATTGCTATTTCTTCTGCAATTTCAATCCCTTGCTTATAGCTAAGTTGCATGTGCAATTCTAGTTCTTCTTTGGAACCAGGTAAGGCTAAAGGGTCATTCTCGTAAAGATTAATACCAAAAGCCTCTTCCGCAAAATCATTTATTTCTTTTGTTTGCAAGTCACGGATTATAGAATCCATGTACTTTGTTCTTTTGTTAACCCCGTATGGATCCTGTGAGTAAGCTTTTATGTCAAATGACCTATCAGCGATACCGTTAACTACAATATCTACAAACTTTGATAGTATAGGTACAGGCTTCCAATCTAAATTAAGATAAGATAAATCGCCGTTAATAGACATTTCATCTTTATATTTTTGTACAGGCTGTTCACCCCTTGCGTATAATCGCAAAGCGTGGAAGGTGTCTTGATTACTTGTGAATCTAACACTTCCTTGGCTGCCGTCAAACCATTCATTTTGAATAGCACGACCAACTTGGATGCCGTATGCTTCTGACATCTTCTCTTGGTCACTAGCAACCTGGCTCGGGAAAAAACTATTTACAACTGATTCAGCCATATTGTTATTTTATTATTTTCGATATTTCTCCATCTTGCTTGTATTTCGCAATGTTGAGATTTAGTTTAGGTCTTTGTAATGTAGCATTCGGTCTATACATATCTTTGTGGCAAGCCATGATAGCTAAACCAGAGCTGATAGCAGCATCAAATTTAGTTCTGTTATTAATATCAAATTTAGACCAATCACTAAGCGTGTCATTAAAATACATACTCCCGTATGTACCATCTTGTTTCAAGCCTATGTACTTGTCTATGTACATTTCAATAGCGGCAGCGTGAGCCTGCTTAATGTCTTCACTCGAGTTTGGTATACCACCAATTTCTTTCTCAGTTACGGAAAGTTTGTTCCATAATCTGTCAGGTCTGTTCATCGAATAACCCCTGTATCCTCTACGTTTAAAGTAGTATAACAGTCGTGGCTTGTTATTCTCAGCAAGTATTGGCATTCCGTAAAAGACACACGCCATGAGTACGTCTTCGAAAAATATCTCAGCAGTTTGAGGCCTAGCCACGTATTCTAAAAAGAATGTGCTAGGTGGTGCATCTTCCATGCTGAATTTAGTCAGTCCATGCAGTGCGCCTTTAGAGCCTTTGCCATCAGTAGTACCTGAAATGTCGTAGCTATCACAACCAAAAGCACCCATGTGCTCGTTGCCCGGGTGTTTTACACCATTTTTGATAGTTGATCTGTTTTGTACATCCGCGTTAGGTATCCAAGATACTTTAAAACGCCCTTGAGGACTTGGCATAAACACTACTTTAGTGTCCTTCACTCCTGCTACCCACTGGAAATTGCCGGTGGTTATAACATTAGTATTACGCAAGTCGTCGTTATAATCAATCTGTTCGTAGATTTTTGCTAAGTTAAATATACTATTTTTAGTCTCATCTCTAAATGCGTGTTCTGTTGTACGCGGAAACTGTCTGTAGTATTCATTCAAAGCATCTTGATCGCCTTTAAGACCATCAACTTCATTTTCCCAGTAATCTATAACACCAGTATCAATGGTGTCACCGAACGGATCTAATATGGTATCATCTTCTGGTGTGTCAAATACAGGTTGCCCATGCTGATCAATGAAACCTTCATAGTTCCATTCCATAGGTATAAATAAACTGTATAAGCCGGATCTGGTTTGTCCGTTATTATTTCTTTTTGTTACGTCAGAATCGTTGTATAACTTCTTAAAGTTCTCACCACCTTTATCCAACGCATTTGAGGTAGACCCCATCATACATTTACCTATGATACGGCTACCTAATCGCAGACACGTCTTAGTAACGCGCCAGTTGTTTAATATGTTATCTGGTCTTTCCCATTTACCACTCTCATCATGCACTAGAAGCTTTAGCTTTTCACCATCATAAGAGTTATCCCCGGTATTCTTCCAGTCAATCGTGGTATCAAGTCCTTGCATTTCTATACGAGGATCATTGGATTGTATTGATTTTCTGGTTAGCTTAGAAGCAGGAACCCTATATGCCAGTTCAGTCTTCGGTCTATCCATACCATCTTGTATAGGTTTGAAGAAAAACGGGTAGTTAAGGGATATTGGTACGACTTTGTCGGTAAACATTTTCTTAGCATCACTACCTGATTTAGATAGGATACCGAATCTTGCATCACTTGATATGGTTGCAAGGTTGACGGTTTCTCCTGATGCCATAAATGAGAATCCACTCCGTCTATTCTTGAGGTAGCACATTCCGTAAGCTCTTGTGTCTGCTTTAACCGCTTCCCAGAAGATATAGAATATTCTATTTGCTTCCCTGTAATCGGGATTACCGACATCGATCTTGCTCCACTGCAGGTACATGTAATGAGTGCCAGTAATAAAAGTTGGCTTCCCGTTATTATAAAACCAATAACCGTTTTCACGCCTGTTAAACTCTTCATCTATATAACCTTCCCATTGTGCTTTAAACTCGCTTGAATATGTTTGCCAGTCAAATATACTCTTAATGCCTTTAAGTGCTTTAGGATAGTCCTGGACCACCCATTTGTCAGCTCCTCGACTTAAGTTTTTAGGCTCTGGTGGTAAACCAACCATTAAGCCTTGTATATCTATGATTTCGCCAACCACACCGGTCTTACTTATTACAATAAGATCTTGTTCTTTGTTATAACCATACTTCCACTTCTTGCCCTTATTTAAACGGTGCATAGTGGTATGCTTAATAGGCTCTACTGTTTTTACTAAGTTCTGTTCGTACATTACCTAGAGCGTTTTTCAGCAAACCCCGAAAAAGCTTCTTTCTTATCTTCTTTTGGTTTGTTGTCTAGTATTCTTTCTTCTTCTTCAATTCTTGTTAGAATTTCAAAGGCATCAAATATCGCGAGCTTTTTAGTTGCAGCAGCGTTCTTTAATCTATCAGCTGATATATCATCACCTGAGTCGACTATCTTTTCGCCAGCAACCTTAATGAGTTCCTCAACTGCTTTAAACCCAGCAAGGATTATACTCCTCTTCGTCTCCTTGATATTCATACTCGACTGTTATTTTATTCGTAGGCACACGATATAGTCGTTGTCCCTCAATATTAAATTCGTATTCCATACCTGGTACAAAACCAACTAACGCGCCACTTTCGAACTCTTCGCTAGCATATTTAATTATTCCTATTGCTTCCACCTCTTTGTGTAAAGAAAATTGCTTTTTGTTTGCTATAGGCTGTATAAAACAATAACCAGGTAAAGCGTTCCATTTGCCATCTCTTTTATAAGCATACACTTGTTCAGGGTATACGAAGAACATGTCTTCTTTATAAAACGACTTACTGTCTTTCTCTTTACCACGAACGTCTCTAAATCTTCTAAAGACATTATGGTGTACTATTATCTCATCACCAGCTTCTATTATGCCATCGGTTACTTTAGGCACACTGTTTACTATTCCAAATCTATTGGTGTAATGGTGGTTTTGTACTTCTGTATTTAATAGCAATTTCTTGCCATTTATTATTTTCTCACTAGTAGATCGCCCATTCTTAGGGCTAACTATAAAGTTGTAAACGCTTTGCATCACCACTTAAGATCGTATTCGATCGATATTGCCATGTTCTTATTAAAATCTTTCCAAGGCATTAACATATCGCCCTTTTGAATATACACGGAGTACTTGTCTTCTTCCTCGAGTATATTGACTATGGTATGACCACCATACACTTCCTGTCCAACAGAATAGTGCATGGCGTCATTTTTATAGTCTTTTCCGACACTAATCTTTCTTATTACCTGCATCTGCTGGTGCGATAGTACCGTCTTTCAAATCAATCTGAATATCTCCGTAGGTCTCAGTGAGTTCTTTTTGGTATTCTGATAATTCGTTCTTAGCTCCTGCTAATTGGTGTAATAGTTCATGCTTCTGCGCTTCGTAGCCACCAATGGTAGTTTGAAGTTGATTCATTCCACCTACCATTTCTTGCAATTTTTTTAGCTCGCTCGCCGTAATCGCTTCAACTTTTGCGTCTTTCACTTTTTTCATTTTTTCTAATTTAATATAATTTAATTAACTTATTATAATATCACTCAATTTACCTGGTATCTAAGGCTATATGAGATCTATTAGCATTTCCATCTACGGCGTGCTGCGCAGATTCTTTTATCAGGAGTACTAGAACAGTCGATATTATGCATATTCATCTGTCCTTTCGATCTAGCGCAGTAAGATGTACGCCTCTTCCCACCACCGGGCTGGGGTGCTTTTAAGTCACCACCAGTTTCTTTGTTGTATGCTGATCTACCCGCAGCTGTCATTCCAGCACCTTCTTTGGCACTTAAAAAATGACGACCTTTTCCTTTGGTAGTTTTCTTTAGCTTATTAAACGGAGAGGTTGGTTGAGTGTAAGGCATACTAGCATTTACATTTACCAGAGCATCCACAGCCTTTACTTGCCTTCTTAGGGGAAGATACTTCTCCTACATTGAGGAGTGGCTGTTGAATTCTACCTGCTTTAATAGCTGCTTGAACGCGTGCTGTAATTGGCTTATCCATATCTTTATTATTTTGATTTTGCTTTTTGTGTTATAGGTGTTGCTTTAGCAGGACCAGTAAGATCACCTCCATATCCGTCAGCGAAGTAAGCATCGCCACCGTAAAAGTTTTTCTTCATTTTAAGTGGACCTTCTTCACCACCTACGCCTTGCCTAGGGCCCTGCCCTGATTTTTCCTGGAAGCCGCGAGCGTTTTGCCTTGCTGCAATAGCATCTAATTCTCTAGCTTGTTCTTTGAATGATTTTCTCATAGTAGTATTAAATGAATTGGGGTGGGCGACATAAAATGAATAAATGGTAGCGAAATCCTTTTCCTGCACGCCCAGTGTAACCCCGTTATTTTTTATAAGCTTCCTTCTCCCATTCGAAATTAGGATCGCCTTCGTTCATAGTTAGCCTTTGATATACTCTTGCTGGTGATCTTGTATCTTTTTTCCACGTAACCGTGTTTTCGTCATACTGCAATCTACCTGCCGCCATCTGATCTAGATGTACCTTCTCATGTTCAACTGCGTCTCGTGTTTGTTTTGTAGACAAACCTTTTTGTACAAATATTGTACCATCTCTATTTGCCTCTGCCATAACACCGCCTTCTAAATCTTTTTTAAAGACTGGCGTGTCGTGCGTAGAAGTATCTTTATCAATACCAAATAGTACGCTTTTATCTTTGAGTCGGAACATTATTTACAGCTTCTTTAATATTAATAGGAATCTTGCCAGCGGCATCAATTGTTACTTCCTGCATTACAGGTAGCTTACCAATACTATTCTTTGCCTTCTGCGTTATGGGTATACTATTCATCTATCTTTATCCTTTATCATATCATCTATGGCTTTATTGTAAACCTTGTCCGTATATGTTTTGTTCTTATAGAACTTACTAGCTTCTGTTGTAGGCAAGTCATCGTATCCTAACATTATATTGTACATACGTGTGATTAACCTCTTTGTTTTCTGCGAAGTCTTAAATACGCTGTACTTAATAGTTGTTCTATTACGATGCCTCCATACTTCTATCCAGCCATCTCTCCTGAGCCTTTCCCACCGATCTTTATCCCACGAATAGGTATATGTACCATTGATAAAATCATCTCGTGTAAACCTGTCCTTGCAATCTAGATATATCAGTAATTCAATATCAGCATCGGTTATCTCGTAAGTCTTACAAGCCCACTTGCGAATTAACCTATAATACTTTAATAGATTCATTGCACGTAGGTCGTCAGATGTTATTCTCATTCTACAATAACTACATCCTGGGCTGTTATAACATGAAACAACTTATCGTTCCACTCTATTCCGTGACCTGCGTGTTTATCGTACTTTATAATATCACCAGCTTCAATGCCTAGCACCAAAGCGCCACAGCTTACTACTTCTGCCTTTAGATACCTAACGTCGCTATTCTGTTGTTCAGTAAGTTCAAGGCCGGCAACTGTCTTAGCTGCCTCCTTGATTTTCTTTATTACTATATAATAATTAATGGCTTTCATTGAGACGCATATTTGAGATTACACAATCGGCTGACATAATAGTTGTGGCTACGCTTATAGCATTTTTAAGTGCTGTCTTTGTAACCAATACTGGATCAATAATACCAGCTTCAATCATGTTAACCCTTTCCCCAGTGATAGCATTAATGCCTTCACCCTTTTTAACAATCGGCTCGCTTACTTTAATATTAGCATTCTCCATTATAATGTTAAACGGTGAGCGAATAGCTGTAAGCAAAGACTTGTATCCAGGTCCTTTTGATTTTATATTCTGTGATGCATATAATAAAGCAATGCCGCCACCCGGTACAATACCTTCTTTTAGAGCAGCTTGCGTAGCGTAGATCGCATCTTCAACACGGTCTTTCTTTTCTTTTAGCTCTACTCTTGAATCGGCACCTACGTGGATGATACCTACCTTACCAGTAAGCATCGATAAACGTTGCTCTAATTTGTTCTTAATGTAACCGTTTGTTTCTTCGGATACTTTTTTCCTTACATCTTCAATGCGTTCACTCAGCGTTTGAGGATCTACATCTACTTGTAATATAGTGTTCTTGTTATTTGTTACTGCCTTAGTTACTTCACCTAATACTTCAGGATCAATTAAATCTAAGTCATCACCAAGCTCTTCGTTGATAACAGTTGCTCCCGTGAGCATAGCTAAGTCATCTAATGTATCTGCTTTCGTATTGCCAAAACCAGGTATATCCACGATGTTAACTTTAATGTTTCCTTTAACTTTATTAGCAACCAGTGTTTGATAAGCTTGCTGCTCTACTCCTGCTATTATTAAAAGACTCCTGTTGGTCTTCACAACGTGTTCTAGCACACTTTGTATCTTTCTAATGCTAGATATAGCTGAAGACACAATAAGTACGTAAGGATTGTCTAAAACAGCAATACCTTTATCACGATCTGTAATAAGGTGTGGTGATTTTAAACCAGAATCAAATTGAGTACCTTCAACAAAATCGACGTAAGTCTCATTCGTTTCGGATTCTTCCATCAATACGACTCCATCTTTTCCAACACGTTCGAAAGCTTCACCAATCTTCTCTCCAAGCTCTTTGTCATTGTTACAGCTAATGTAAGCAACCTGTCGTAACATGTCACCCTCAACTGGTATACTGGAATCATCAAGATGAACCATAATTTCTTTAGCACAGCTTTCAATGCCTGCTTTAATTTCTCTAATCTCGCTTTCATCAGTTTCTTTTGTAAACTCTTGTAGTAAAGCGTGGGCGAGGACGGTAGCCGTAGTGGTACCATCCCCTGCTTCACGCACAGTGTTTCTAGCAGCTTCTTTCACAAGGGTAGCTCCTATATTTTCGACCGGGTCATGTAAGACTACTGATTCTGCGACAGTTACACCATCTTTTGTAATCACCGGTCGGCCTAGAGCGTCTTCGTATATAACGCATTTTCCAGAAGCACCTAAAGTGGACTTCACTGCGTTAGTTAATTTTGTGACGCCGGCCATTATTCTTTCGTTGGCTTCTTTGCCAAATGTAAGATCTTTTACAATCTCACTGGGGTTGTTAAATTCCATTTAATTAAATTTTATTAGATTTGATTTAGAATGTTTTTACTACTACTGGTCCTTTAGATAACTCTACTTTCTTAGCGTAGTGCAAGATAGAATTGTCGATAGCAGATTCAGCTGCTTCTATACTCTCTCTTCGCGTTACATCCTTCCATTCTTCTCCTACCGCATTTATCTCTGTTTGAAAGAATCCATTTGGTAGTTGAACAATACGCCAGTTTTTCTTATTGGCGGCTAATTCCCAGAACTCTATAAGTTCTTTTGTTGGCTCCTGGTTTGAATAGGAGGTCGTTTGGTAATAAAAAGTCATTTGGTTTTTGTTTAGTTGTTGGTTGTTAAGTTAATGTTACTGATTTGTATTCTGCTGCAATAGCGGCAATGTTTGGTGACGCGGTAAATGTAGTCGAGGAACTCCCAACTACTTGCGCCGGTATAGTAAGCACATCAGTGTTTTTATACCCAGAACCTGCTGTTGTTGATGTAATGCTGGTTACGGTTGTTGCATCGGCCATTACAATAGTTACAACCAACCCTGTACCTGAACCACCTGTTGGAACAATACCGGTATATGCACCCGCTGTTGCACCCGTTGGCGCTGAAATAGCCGGAATTACACGGCCTGGGTAGATACTACCAAAAGAACTAACACATACATAAATTTTATTGTCTGCGTCATTAAAAGAAAAATCTCCTTTTAATCCGATAGCGCTATCTGGTGCTGCTGCATCTACTGATACAAATCCGTTTAAATCCGCAGCCGTTACACCTTGGTGATTTTGACGAACTCCTTTGTCTGCTAATGCAACATCGCTATTGTATACAACAACGTTTGAATCTTTGTTTAATGTTTCTAGTGCCATTTTGTTTATTGTTAAGTTTTTGTTTTTATACCTATTATTCTATAATTACTTGCGCATGAGCTTTGTTAAGCCCTTAGTTTTATCGGTTGAACCCATAGATGAGCCGAACCAATATCCATAGACATCACCTAAAGTTCGCAAGAAAAAACCACTAAACGTAGTTATCAATCCTTTCTGTACTTCGGATAGATTTTCCCAGTCTAGATAGTTTGTGAACACCGCTGTAGCCAATCCTAACGCAATAGCTAATGTTATGTATGTTAGTACGTCAGGGGTAACCTTATTCTTCCCCAGCTCGCGTGCAGCGCGACGGTCCTCAATCTCCTGTTCGTAAGCCTTTTCTATAAAAGCCTTCTTTTCCTCGGGGGTTTCTATAAACTTGTCAGCGATATCCACTGCTTTGTCTATAAGTGAGGTACCGCCGCCAGTCAGCAAGTTAAGTAGCTTACTCACCACCACCAATTTGCATTGTGATAGATGTTGGAGTTATAAGTGCATCAATCGCTGATTGTATACTTACTTCCATAGCTGTTACTTGCTCAGCACCCATAGATGTTTCAACCCACGCAGTTACTTCTGCATTAGTTACGTCTTCAATTGGCGTGAAGTTTGTGATGTCAGATGTGCTAACCATTTCTGTACCGATGTTTGTTATCGAGTAAGCATTTCCTGCTGGATCAAGCTGATCTGATGTTCCCGTTAATCTCCAGTGTACATTGTATACTACATCTGTGTATTCCCCGTCTGTAGGGTAAACGTCTACTGTTTTGCAGTCCCATGTGTAAGTTGTTGCCATTGTTGTTGTTTATTATTATTATTGTTAAACGTTACGCAGCTCGTCCCAAGTTTCCATATTGCCATTTAGGTAATCTATGCACGTCTCAGCACTTTCATATTTATCTATACAATCGTAGTCAGTCGTATAGGCTTCTACTATCCATTCATCACCAGCTATATTACTATACGGTAAGCAATCTAAATCGCTTGTGCGCACACCATCTTTCTGAGCGGTGGTCATTCTATAATATGTATTCATATTTTAATATAAAGTAAATACCCCGCCGGTATTTGTTAAGTTTGGCAATGTAGGTGATGTACCGCTAACGTTTGCGTTATTTTCCATCCTATACTCCCCGAGAAGATTAGATGTTACGCCGGCATCTGTGCAATAAATAGGGAGCCCGTTATTGTACAATGCTGTAATCTCTGATTGTGTTAATACCTTACTATGCACGGAAACGAGATCTATACCACCTTTGAATACGGCTGCATTGTTAGGGCTTGCACTTATCGCATCACCAATAGCTAGACTACCCGCACCCCATGATGGAGCAGTAGATCGACTATTTGTCTGCGCGTTTGTAGTCATAGCCGCTCCGTTCCAATATATTTTCATCCCCGTAGCCGCAGTCCTATCAGATGCGTCGTATGTAAATGTTAAGAATACAAAACCTTGTTGGTTGGTATTTCCTCTGTTAGTAGATGTCCACCCTCCACTAGTTACGCCAGTGACGGAAGAGTTAGAATTTACACTTTTAAACACTTGATGGAAATTACCACCACCACCATCTCTGTACCTCCACTTAAGGGCATTGTCTGACGCGGTATACTGAATGAATATCATGTTATTACCGCTTGGCGTAGCTGTGCTTATAGTTCCTAAAAATTGATCCGCATCAGTGGTTTCGTCAATTCTATACCACCCACACCAGCTCAAGTCCTGAGAGCCCGAAGTAAACCACGAAGAGGATGCACCTGTATATCGTATAGTGTCGTTAACCCCATCGCCTAGCCAGTAGTACAAATCATAACTACTATCATAACCGTACCATTCACTTATTGAATAAGGAGCGTTGGGGTTCGGGAAGCTTGGACTGCGCTCGTTGATAGGTTCAACTGCACCTGTTGATAATTGCTTTAAACTCGCAGTGGTACCGGAGGTGCTCCCTACTTCAATAGAAATATCATTAATACTTAATGTTCCACTACTTGGTAAAGCCATCTAGTCTTTCCTTTAGTTCATTAATTTGTTTTTGCTGTTCTTTAACGGCTTCAATCAATACGCCCACAATGTTTCCGTAAGCAACTGATTTGTATTCTTCGCCGTCAAGCACAACCTCAGGAAGAATTTTTTCTACCTCTTGTGCAATTACTCCTAATCCACGTTTGCCGTCTTTATCAAAGGTAACACCTCTAAGGGCATTAACCTTTTCCAAAGCACCCGATATAGTCTTTATGTTTGTTTTAAGCCTCTTATCAGAATAAGCTGTAATATCTCCAGTAGCTGTAAAGTTACCCGCGAGTGCGTTACCAGAGCTTGATAAATTTCCAAGTCCCACTTCACCAGGAGTATCAATAGTACAATTTAAAGTAACCGCTCCCGAGTTACCGCCACCACTCATACCAGTTCCAGCAGTTACTCCAGTTATATCTCCTGTATTAGTTGTATAACCAGCACCATTTGTTATAGCGTTGTTATTTAAAGATATGTTAGCGGATCCGTTAAAGGATACACCAGCGATGGTTCTGGCGTTTTGTAAAACCGTAGCACTCCCTGCATTACCCGAAACCGTTGTTTGAGTAACGTTAGAAACCTTAGCGTTGTTAGTAACAATATTAGCAGCCTGGGTAGTGGTTATAGTGGTTGTGTCACCACGCAGTGCGTTAGTCGCTCCAGTGCCAATCACTAGGTCACTCGTTCCATCTCCCGTACCAGCACCAATTAAAGCTCTAATATCACCAGCGGTCATCCCTGCGGTTAAGGATGGCTCAGTACCATCTGATTCTATGGCAGGTTTTCCAGTATCTGTAACCTTCGCTGTATTAGCGGTTATGGCAGCTGCTTGAGCAGTTGATATAGTGGTTGTGTCACCAGCTTTAGCAGTTGATGCGGTTGTACCAATCGCTAAACTAGAAGTACCAGCACCAATTAATCCCCTAACTTCGGCAGCACTAATATTTGTGTTAAGAGTTGGCACAGAACCATCACTTAATATTGCTGGTGTACCTGTATCACTTACTTTACTATTATTGGCTGTTATGTCACTTGCCTGTGTACTAGATATGGTTGTTGTGTCACCTGCCATAGCAGTAGAAGCTGTGGTACCAATTGCTAAATCTGAACTACCCGTACCAGCACCAATTAAAGCTCTAATATCACCAGCGTTCATCCCTGAGGTTAAGGATGGCTCAGTACCATCCGATTCTATAGCGGGTCTACCTGTATCGGTAACCTTAGCAGTGTTATTCGTGATCGCAGTTGCTTGCGCAGACGTAATTCCGGTTTTAGCGTTGTTAGTCGTAATGTTCGATGCCTGAGTAGTGGTTATAGTGGTCGTGTCACCTGCCATAGCAGTAGAAGCCGTAGTACCTATTACTAGGTTACTCGTTCCACTTCCTGTGCCTGCTCCAATTAAAGTTCTTACCTCAGCACCAGTTATTCCGCTGTTTAAAGTTGGTATAGATCCATCACTTAAAATAGCCGGAGTTCCTGTGTCAGTTACTTTAGCAGTATTGTTTGTTATAGCGGTTGCTTGCGTTGTCGTAATCCCTACTTTAGCAGTATTGTTTGTTATAGCGGTTGCTTGAGCAGTTGATATAGTGGTTGTGTCACCACGCAGTGCATTAGTCGCTCCAGTGCCAATCGCTAAACTAGAAGTACCAGCACCAATTAAAGCTCTAATATCACCAGCAGTCATCCCTGAGGTTAAACTTGGCTCAGTACCATCCGATTCTATAGCGGGTCTACCTGTATCTGTAACTTTAGCTGTATTAGCTGTTATAGCACTTGCTTGAGCAGATGTGATCCCTGTCTTAGCATTATTGGCTGTTATGTCACTTGCCTGAGTAGTCGTAATACCAACCTTAGCTGTATTAGCTGTGATTGCATTAGCTTGAGTAGTCGTAATACCAACTTTTGCATTATTGGTTGTTATGTTAGAGGCTTGGGTTGTGGTAATCCCTACTTTAGCGGTATTGTTTGTTATGGCAGTTGCTTGCGTTGTCGTAATCCCTACTTTAGCGGAGTTAGTTGTTATAGCCGATGCTTGGCCTGTTGATATGGTGGTTATGTTTCCAGCTTTTGCGGTTGTGCTTGTAGTTCCTATAGCTAAATTAGAAGTACCAAAAGGTAAATCACTAATTTGAGCATATTTTACATTATTAGCGTCGTCAGAAAACATAATGCTGGCCGCATCTTCTATAGTCGTACCACCAGCGTTTGTTGCGGTAAGAATGATATTGTCTGTTCCTGCGTAGTCTACGTTAACCGTAACGGTACCTGTTACACCGCCACCGGATAAACCAGCTCCTGCTGTTACTCCAGTTATATCTCCCGCTGAGGTTAAATAACCAGCGTCATTAGTCCATTGTAAGTTACTACCGCTCTTATTAGTAAACGTCTGCGTGTTGGCTGCCGTTGTTGTACCAGTATTAGCGGTGTATCCAGCGGGGTTTGTCGCGTTGTACGGGGTAAATCCTAATCCCGTTGTAACATTCGCACTTGTAAGAGAAAGTGTTCCTCCAAGTGTTAAATTCCCTGAAGTGGTAACCGTGCCTGTTAATGTTAATCCACTAACTGTGCCTGTTGTTCCCACGCTCGTAACCGTACCTGTATTGCTAGTCTTATTATTGAACGTTGTCCAGTTTGCTGCGGACAAAGCACCTGCTTGAGATGCACTTGCTGTTTGAATGCCAACCGTAACCGCACCGCTAGCTCCACCACCTGTTAATGGCGATGTAGCGGTAACTCCGGTTATGTCACCGGGATTAGCGGTAACCCAGTTAACGCCAGTAGCTGTAGAGCTTAATACTTGACCCGAGGTACCAGCGTCTCCACTAGTGTCGAGTAAAGTGCCTCCCGCTTCTAAACTAACAGCTGTTGTTATATTGTTCCCTGATATATCTAATAGTCTCTGCGACCCTGCTACTGTAGCCATATTATATTTTTTTACCTTTCAGTTTAAATTTCGTCATTTTGTTTTTAATAGCAGGATCCATTTCCGCCGCGTATTTTGTCCCTAGCATTATACTATCTTTTGTATCGCTCATTTTGTAAGCGTTTTTAGATACAGATCCAGTTCCAGTTACTTTGCATAGCAGCTGGCTACCGGTAGAAGAAAAATTATGCTCAGCAGTAGATGTGCCGGTATAACCTTCCCAAGATTCCCCGTTGTTATTAGAAACAAAAAAACCTAAAGAGCAACCACTAGGGACGAAATAGCCTACTTGGTTCCAATATACAAAATCAATATTAGCGGAATTATCTAGTGAATATATCCCATAAGTTATATCCCAGTTTTCTATTAATTCGTTTTTATAAGTGTCACTCCATATTTTAAAGCTGTGGCCATCGTATCCATACCCCATTTGTACCCACCATGGTGTTCCATTAGCAGAGTACATCCTAACAATATTAACGCCGTAGTCACTTCTGTAAGAACGACCTCTCCCTAAAGACACTGTGTCTTCAGTCATATTCTCAAATCTATATAAAGCTACAAGTCTATTATTGGTGGTATCAATCCATCCTGATATCATAGCTCTACCTCTATCTGAGGTCGTGGGGACAAAGTCAGAGTGGCCTACCATCCTATCTGTAGGCTGTCCAGTTAGGACGGTTTGATATTTAGTGCCTGCTCTAAATAAATTAGCAAAATTTTGCCCTGGATTGTTTGCACCTTCGTATGCGATCTGCAATACAGTAGGTTTTACCCCGGTAAAACAAGGAGTGATGTCTACTTTAGAATGTCTACCACTAGCACCAACCCAAAAAACATTTGGGGCGTTCACTGGGTCTGGAATAAACCATCCCATCTCATAACCATCATCACCCTGACTGGCGTCACCCATGTCACACCATACCGATTTTGGGTTTGATGTGGAAGCATTTAAAATTATAGAAAAGTTGGAATTGTAATAATTCGCCCACAGGACTCTGTCATTGTGTTCGTCATACATTGTCCAACCCATATACCCATTTCGGTCAATAGCAGCAGATCCCGGATACATTATATTACCAGCAGTAGCATCCATCCATAAACGCTCTTCGGCTCCAGTAGATATATTTCTACGCATAACTCTTTTGTAATGCCTAGCGTCATATTCACTAGCATATATCCAATCACCAGCGGCAGTCAAAGCGCCTGTATAATACAATCCAGTGCTACTAACGTATCCACCCCCGGTATCCTGAGATCCAATAAATATTTGTGGGTTGCTATGAGTAGGCCTAGCATCTTTTACAAAAGTAGTTCCGCCGTCAAGCAAGCCGCTATAATCAAAAGTAGTGTAACCATCAACATTATAAGTCATGACAACCCCTTTATGGGAATCTTTAGATATAGCTATAGATTGCAGGTGATTATATGTGCTTCCACTATCTCTCCATAGAAAGTTGTCATCGTGAAACAACTTTGTCATTGTCCCATCATTGTTTAATCGCCTTGCGGCCATGCCATCCCCCCAGCCAACGGTAAAGAGCAGGTCACCGTCTATTTCATAACTGGTTGAATAACCTATGGTTCTATCTCCACCGTCGTAGTTGCCGCTACCGCTATTAGTAGTAACATTACTCAGGCCTCTTTTAGTAACAGGTACTATGGCTACTTGGCCAGCGTAGTCGTTAGCTGCACAACCGATTATTGATTGTATATCTCCTCTTTCTAGGCTAGTTGATTTGTACATTCTTTTATTTCAAGTTTAAGTAGTCGTATCATGTTATCATTGAAGCCTTTTGGAGCTACGTTTGCCATATCCATCTCCTGCTGCAGAGCTAATTCAAATTCTGCTAAGCAATTTAACCAATACTCTTGGCTATCTTTTATAATTACGCTCATATCTATGATGTTACCACCTCTACCCAGAACTGGTGGAAATTACTACTAGTATTTACATTTCTCATGTAAGATGAATTTTGTCCGCTATATACTATAGTTGCAGTTGATCTACTTAAAGCAGCCGAGGTTGTTTGAGAGTCCATGTATATCTCTATATGATCAAGGAATCTTGTTGTAGGTTTTTCGTACTGTATATAATAGGCTGTGTTTAGATTTACAACTGTCATGTCAAAAACGTCCAAGGCGCCTACCGTGTAAGTTTGGCTTGTCGTTCCTGCTGTTGAATATATACCCTCACGCACCGCGAAGATACGATAAGACATTGTGCCGCCAGTTACAAATGTCGTGTCTACCACGGTCATCGTAGTAGAAAAATCTGCCGGTGTGATTTGTGCTATAATACCATAATCCCCTCCATCATCTGATGACCATACTTGATAGTAATCTATATTCGATGTAGCTGACTGGTTAAATACTATTTCAATTGTCTCTCCAACTACTAAACTTGTTATAGTCGATGGAGTAGCTGGTGTAACTCGTGCATCACCAGCATCTACGTAAGCTTTAGTAGCCGCGTCTTGAGCTGATGTAGGATTTACTACATTTGTTATTCTAGCGGTTGAATTAAGGTCTAATTGAGTGGCATTTGTTAATTTCAGTATAGAATCTGTTGCATCATCAACAGCGTTTAAATACATAGTTGCTGTACCGGTAAATACTATGCCCTCTCCTGGATCGGATATAACGAGTTGATTTACTCCGGTTATATCATAATTACTACCGGTTATACCACCGTTAGCTAGCGTTAATCCGTCTATTCCGCCATCCGCGCCTATTTTATTACTAAAGCTTTTAACTCCAGCGATACTTTGTGCGCCTGCAGTTCTTACTACCGTTGAATCAACAGTAATTTCATCAGCAGCAGCGGTAATACCGTCGCCACCTATAACATTTAATGTAGGGTTGATCGTCGATGTTCCCGTTTGGGTCATACCAGTACCAGCTGTTACACTCGTTACTGTACCTACTGTATCAGATTTCTCGTTAAAGGTGGTCCAGTCTGCAGCGGTTAAATATCCATTAACGCTTGTCGTTGCCGCAGGTATGGAAATATCTATTGTACTTCCGCTAACCGTGGCAACTAGAGGTGCCGTAGCGGTTACTCCGGTTATGCCGCTGGGAGTTGCGTCTATCCAATCA